TCTGCTGGAGCTCAAGCGCGGTATCTATACGGTTCTATCAGCCAGCGAGGGAAATTACAGCCACTACCTTGGGGGCATGACGCGGGATGGAGAGCATCGGGTATTGGTAGTGGCGCAGCTCGCCGTTGCGGAAACAGCGCTCCCTTCCGAGACTGAAGACGCGGAGGGCGTCATGATCGACGAAATAAAGGCGTTTACCCGAAATTTGCCTCCGGAACTAGGTTCTCTCACGCTGACAAGCTGGCGCCAGAGCCAGCAGCTTGATCACCCCTATGGCTGGGTGGCGTTTGATATGACGCTGAAGGAAGGCTGATCGTGGACGCCATTATCTCCGTTGCGTTGCGTGTGCTTATACCGGTCCTGATTATTGCGGGCCTTTGCGGATGGAGTTACCGGGAGGGCGTATCCAGGGAATCAGACCGGCGCGATGCTCAAGAACTCAAGGATAAAAAGCAGGCGGACAAAGATTATGAGGCTGCGGCTCAGGCTGCGACCACACATGCCGTTGCGGCAATCGACTGGAAACGTAAGGCAGAAAACTATTACCGCAAATGGCGGGAGGAGTTCGACGATGTCAATGATGGCCAACTGTCAGAATGCGTCACAGTCAAGGAAAAGGAGAAGCCAGCTGCTGTTGCTGGCTGCCTGCTCAGTGATGATTGGGTCAGGCTGTACAACGCTTCCTGGTTCCCGGACGGCACCCCTGATGCTTCCGCCAGAACTGATGCAAATGCCGTCGGATCCGGTTCCGCTACACCCCGGGAAGCGCTCGCCAACCTCCAAGCCAATGCCCAGTCCTGTGCTCAGGATAGGAAGCGGCAGCGAGAACTGATCAACCTATTGCAGGAGCGGGAGCCCACCCGTGTCAGATCGACAGGAGAGTAATCATGGAGAACGAAATACCCAGCCAGGATGAGCCGCAAAATGGTGGCTCATATGTTCGTAACCCAGACGGAACGCTCACGCGGCGCGAATGGACGAAGGACGAGACCGAAGAACAGGTGGAGGAAGGAACGGAAGAACAGCCGCAGCAATGATCGCGGCGCAACCATAGGAGACTCGCATGGCACGCTATACACGCAATTCGGCCGTCCTGGCAAAGATAGAAACGACCTACGCTACGGATGCGGCGCCCACAGGCTCCGCCAATGCGGTATTGATTTCCAATCTTTCTGTGAACCCGCTGAATTCAAACAATATCGATCGGGATCTTATCCGTCCCTTTTTCGGTTCTTCCGAGCAGCTGATCGGTACGGTTTACAAGGAAATCAGTTTCGATGTGGAGCTTGCAGGCAGCGGCACCGCCGGCACGGCGCCAGCATGGGGAGTGCTGCTGCGTGCCTGTGCTTTCGCTGAAACGCTCAACGCCGGGGTAAGTGCGGATTACACGCCCATTACCGATTCACAGGAATCACTGACGATTTATTATTACCGCTCAGGCGTCCTACACAAGCTCCTCGGCGCGCGCGGCGATTGCACGCTCAAAGCCGGTATCGGCACCCGCCCGGTGTTTTCTTTCAAGTTCATGGGCCTGGACGGAAACATGACTGCGGCGGCCAATCCCAGCCTCACGCTCTCGGCATGGAAAACGCCTTTGTCCGTCAGCGACGCAAATACCGGTGACCTGACATTCGGTTGCACCTATGCAGCGGGCGCATTGTCCGGCGGAACTAGCTACCCCTCACGTGGCCTTGAGCTGCCATTTGCCAATGATGTGGTTCATACGCCCTTGCTCGGCGGGGAGAGCATCGATGTCACCAACAGGCAGATCGGCGGCACATTGGAGCTCGATCTGACCGCCGCACAGGAAGTGGCATTCATGACGAGCGTGAAGGCAAACAGCACCCAGAGCCTGGGCCTGGTACATGGCACAGTGGCAGGCAACAAGGTGCTGCTTTACATGCCAGCGGTACAGTTCATCACCCCCGCAGAGTCGGATCTGAACGGTCGCGCGCTATCCAAATATAACCTGCGGGTGGTCCCTGGAGCGAGCGGCAATGATGAACTCAGGATCGTGGCCATATGAAGCCGATGAAAGAACCCAAGCTGAAAATCGCGCCGGCGCCGACCTTCATGGGGGATCAGGAGATTCGCGCGCACGGCGATGCGCCTTCGCTCATGCTGAAACTGGAATACAGGCATATGGGAAAGTCAGCAGCTCGCGCGTGGCTTGAAGGACTTAAGGATAGCCAGCGCCCGGCCGCTGAAACGTTGCTCGATATCGTCGCCAGCGTACAGGACGAGGCTGACGTCAAAGTCGAAGCATCGGCACAAATTTTCACCGACCTCATGGAGAACTATCCCGCTCCCTTTGCCGACATCGTGACGGCCTGGAGCGATCATCTCATGAAGGCCCGGGAAAAAAACTGATTGAGGCCGCCCGCTGGCTGGTCCGTGGACCGGACAGCCAGGTGCCATGCGATAGTGAAGAGCTTGCCGCGCTCGGGCTGCGATGGGAAGGCGAAGTGCATGATGGGGATTTCGCGGTCTGGCCGGAAAACTGGGCCGTTGTCATGGTCTTCAAGCACATGATGACGCAATGGATCATGGCTTTCAGCGGCCCGGTCGGCCTGAATTACGGCTCACTGTCGAGCGTGTATTCCGTGCTCGGCGTGAAGCGCAAAGAGAGGCGAGACATATTCCCCGATTTTCGTTTGATGGAGCGCGCCGCGCTGGAGTGCATGTATGAAGGCAAATGATATGGATTTTGGGCAAGCACTTGAAGCACTGAAACTGGGAAAGAAAGTCTCCCGTGATGGTTGGAATGGAAAGGGAATGTTTCTCTTCCTGGTTCCTGGAAGTATCTTCAAAGTGAATCGTCCACCATTGCTCGGTATCTACCCAGAAGGCACGGATATCAAGTATCACGCGCACGTGGATATGAAGACGGCGACCGGAGAGATCGTTCCGTGGCTTTGCAGTCAGACCGACATGCTGGCGAACGACTGGGGCATAGTCTCTTGACCGACAAAGACGTCAACATCGATATCACGGCCGATCCCTCCGGTTACCGCCGGGGTGCGGATGAAGCCAAGAAAATTACGCGTGACCTGACCCAGGAGATTTCGTCATCAAATGCGGTACTGTCCCGTCTCGGCGGGATAGCTGCCACAGCTGGTGCGGCCACTGCCGCAGCCATGGGGGTGGTCGCACTTGGCGCATTGGGAGCTGCGAGGAACGTTATCACGACTGCTGATGCCATGGAGACTCTCTCCAAAAAAACCGGATTATCGGCAGAGCAGCTTGGCGCCTGGGAGCTTGCCACTACGCAATCCGATACCAAGTTGGATGGCCTGGCAAAGGGACTCAAGAATGTCTCCAAGTACATGGTTGAGCATAACGACAACCTGGAGAAGCTGGGCATAACGGGCAAAACCTCCGAGGACGTGTTGATCCAGCTCGCCGGCGTGCTATCCCGCATGTCAGATGACGATCCGCGCAAGATGGCTTTGGCCAATGAAGTTCTGAAGGGGTCTTATCAGGATTTGATGCCATTGCTCGCGGAGGGCGAGGAAGGGTTACGGAAACTCCTCGAGCGCGGCCGGGAGCTGAATCCGATTACTTCCGATCTGGCGAAGCAATCAAACCTGTTCAATAGCCAACTGGCAGAACTAAGACTTTCCGCCAGCGGACTTGGAGCATCCCTTGCAACCACTCTTTTACCGCATCTCAATGACATATTGGCATCGATGCGCGCCGCAGCGCGGGAAAGTGGACTGCTGAGTGCCGTATGGGCAGGAATGAAGGGCTTGGCAGCACATGCATTTGGGATTGATGACATTTCCAAGGCACGGGATCGCCTGGAAGAGGTCAAGCGCGAGCTGACCGAAATCAATGTATTCCTGTCCGGGGATATGGCGACGGCAGCGCATACGCAGGCGCTAATTCCGCGCCTCAAAGCGCTGGGTATCGAGAAAGCGGGCCTGGAGTCGAGGCTGAATCCTGCACCTTCCGCTAATATCCCGAAGGCTCCCCCGAGTGATGCCGTACTTGAGAGCATCCTCAAGCCTGGCAGAAAAACTTCCACCAAAAAAACTTCATCGAGCAGTGTAGGAGATTCGGTTTACCTGGATGAAATCCGGGACATTGCCCAGTTGATAAAAGAAGTAAGTGAGCTTACAGAAGGCGAGAAATCCCATCTGCAGGTACTCCAGGACAAGGTCGATGCTTATTCCCATCTTGATCCCGCAGTAAAAACTTATCTGCAAACCACGATCGATCAGGCTAACCAGGTGGAGCGGGCCAAGGCATTCGAGGATTCGTCAAGAAAACTCCTCGAGGAAAACCAGAGCCTCAACGTGGGACTGATCCAGTCCGATAAAGAGCGGGTGCTGGCGCAGCTGGCGCTGGAACACCAGCGCTCACTGGACCGGATCAGTGGCATGAAGCTGGAAAGCGACCAGGTGCAGGCCCTGATCGACCAGGAAACGCAGAATTACGAGCTGCGCATGAAGAAAGCGCAGCAATCGGTGCAACAGGGGACCGAGAAAACTTCCGACCTGGTCAAGAGCCTGGGGCTGCAATTCACCAGCGCATTCGAGAATGCCATCTCCAGTGGCCAGAAATTCACTGACGTGCTGCTGGGACTCGAGCGCGACGTGGAGAGGATGCTGGCGCGGCAGCTGGTCACAAAGCCGATTCTCGGCATGCTTGAGAAAGTAACGGATGGTTTCCTCGGAAGCTTTCTGAATGGCCTGTTTGGCGGGGGTGCTGGCGGCAAGACGGGCGTATCCGGTGGCGGCCTCACTGGTTTCGCCGCGAAAGGTGCGTGGTTCGATGGTGCCATGAGCTATTTTGCCGACGGCGGCATCATCGATCGAATCACCCCTTTCCTCTTCGGCAATGGCGGGCGCCTCGGCGTGGCGGGCGAAGCTGGTCCGGAAGGCATATTCCCCCTCAAGCGCGGCGCCAACGGTCAGCTCGGCGTGCAGGGAACCGGCGCCAGCGTCAGTGTGCAGCTGAATCTGATCGAATCCCCCGGCAATGGCGGTCAGGCCCAGCAGCGCCAGGACGAAAATGGAAATCTGACCTTGGACGTCATGGTCGAGCAGATAGAGGGCAAGATGGGGCGCAACATCATGCGCGGCAATGGACTGGCCCCCATCCTGGAAGGCAAGTATGGCCTCAATCCCGCGGCAGGGGTGATGCGCTGATGGCCACGTGGCCCGCCCCCCTGCCGCCGCCAACGCTTTCCGGATACGGCGGCTCACCCGTCCAGGCGTTCGTGCGCACGGACATGGATGCGGGCACTGCGCGCCAGCGGCGCCGCTTTACCGATGTGCCGGAAGAGTTGACCATTACCTGGAAATTTACGGCGACGGAAATGGGAATTTTCCGCTTGTTCTGGATCCAGGATCTGAACTATGGCACGGACTGGCTGACCCTTACACTGGACCTGGGCAGCGGCATGGCCGCGTACGACGTGCGTTTCACCAAGCCGTACAAATACCAGGCGCTGCCCGGCATGAATTGGCAGGTATCGGGGGATATCGAGGTGAGCGATGCCTGATCCGACGATTTCACAAGCATGGAAGGAAGCGGCGGCCACCGCGCCCGCCGGCGAAGTGATGCTGCATACGCTCGAATTCCGCCACCCCAATTTCATTGATGAGGTCGGCCAACCGACCGCTATTCGCGTGGTGCTCGGCCACGCTGATCTGGAAGCAAAACTGGAGGTTGGTGCGCCGCTCAATCCGGGCGAATTCGTGACATTCATCGCATTCAGTTTCGGCATGACGCTGCCGGAAACACGCATCGCCAGTTCCCCTGAGCTGGTGATCACGATGGACAACGTCAGTACGGAAATCGAGGCTAATCTGGCATTGGGCACCGCCTCCCCTTACAAGATTGAAGTTACGTATCGCGCCTATCTGGCCAGCGACCTGACCACGCCACAAAACATTCCCCCTTTGACCATGACGCTGGCCGGTGCCTCGGCAACCGATCAGCAGGTTGAAGCCCGGGCGAATTTCGGAGATCCGGCAAATCTCAAATTTCCGGATGCAACTTATACGACCACTGCCTACCCGGGGCTGGCACGATGAAGTGGAACGAATACGTGGGCATTCCATGGGAGCGTGGTGCTGCCGGGCCGCATGCCTATAACTGCTGGAATTTCGTGCGGCACATCCAGCTCGAGCATTTCGGGCGGGACTTGCCGCAAGTCATGATGAATGAAGACCGGCCCATGGGGTGGGTGCGCCTGCTGCATCGCCATCCCGCGCGCCGGAACTGGCAGGAAACCACAACGCCTTCCGAGGGGGATTGCGTCGAGATGGGCACCGGAAAATCCATCACGCACATCGGCGTATGGGTGGATACGGACCATGGCGGGGTGCTGCATTGCCTGCAGGGAGCGGGCGTGGTGTTCTCCAACCGGTTCGTGGTGCGGTCGGAATGGCCGCTCCTCAGATTCTGGCGGTGGGAGGGGGAGTGCCGTGCGGGCTAATGTCGTCATCGTCAGGAGCGAGCTTTCCGGGGAACGGGAGACTTTCCAGATTACGCGCCGCCGGCGTATCCGCGCTCTGGCTCCGAAGAGCGACTTGCCGATGATCTGCATCGTCAATGGCGTGCCGGTTCTGCGTGAGAAAAGAGGATGGGATCGCTGCATAGAGGATGGCGATATCGTCAGCTTCGTCATCCGGCCGCTGGGAAAAGGCGGCGGATCGCTCATTCTCAAGATTGTTCTGATGCTGGCGATGGCGGTCGCTGCGGTAGCAACTGGTGGAGCGTTGGCGCCGCTTCTGGGAATATCCGGGCCATTGATCGGGAGTATTACTGGCGAGATGATCGTTTCCGGTATCGTGTTCGCCGTCGGCTCGAATATGCTGAATGCACTCATGGGCTCGCCGAGAAAACCGAGCCCCCTGCAGTTTCAGGCGCAGGCTTCTCCCTCTCCGACCTATAGCCTGGGAGCGCAGGGCAATCGTGCTCGCATAGGCGAGGCAGTCCCGGAAATATTCGGCAGGCACCTGATCTACCCGGATTTCGGCGCAGAACCGTATACAGAATTCGCGGGAAACGAACAGTATCTCTACCAGCTCTTCGTGATCGGGCGCGGCTACTACGATTTCGAATCGCTGAGCATCGAGGACACGCCGATCGCGAGTTTCCCGGAAGTGACCTATGAATGGCTCGGCCCCGGCCAGCCGGTGACGCTCTTTCCCGTCAACGTGGTGACGGCAGGGGAGGTGGCCGGGCAGGAGCTGCTGACGAATACCACCGTTGGACCTTTCGTTATCAATCCCCCCGGCTCGCAGATCAACACCATTGCGGTCGATGTGGTTTGTCCGCGTGGCCTGTACTACGCCACGGACAATGGCGGTCTGACGCAAATGAGCGTGCTGGTCTCCCTCGAGATACGCACCGTGGATGATATCGGCGCGCCGATCGGCAACTGGCAGGCGATTGAGGAGACCAACACCTACTATTATTCCGGCTACTGGTCCAGAGGTTACGCCTCGACTTTTATATTCGGCACAACCGCTCCATGGACGCAGACCGGATACGGAAGCACCAATCCCGCGGACCATTATTCCGGTGAGCTCATAGGCACGATCTTCGTGGGTGGAATCGTGTACCAGGAAAATTGGCGCTGGATGCCTTTTGGTTCGGACCCGCATCCGCCACGCAGCTATGTCGCGACCGTCCAGCCGATCCAGATCACGGATGCGACCGCCACGCCGATACGCCGCACCTATAAATTCAGCGTGGGCCCCGGTCGCTACGAAGCGCGCCTGACCCGGAAAGATACCAAGGATGAATCCACACGCGTAGGGCATGACGTGATGTGGACTGGTTTGCGCGGATATATTCCTTCTTCACAGGCTTATCCGGATGTGACCATGCTGGCGGTGCGCATGCGCGCGACCAACAGCCTTTCGCAGGAATCCTCGCGCAAGATCAATCTCATCGCCAAGCGCCGTTTGCCCGTCTGGAACGGGACAACCTGGAGCCAACCTACGCATACGCGCTCGATCGCCTGGGCATTGGCGTATATCTGCAAGACGCGTTTGCCGGACAGCCGCTACGACCTCGCATGGCTGCTGGCGAAGGATGCCGCCTGGACTGCGCGCGGGGACAGGTTCGATGCCATATTCGATTCGCAGATGACATTCGGCGAGGCATTGACCGCAACGGCACGCGCCGGCAGGGCGAAATGGTTCCAGCACGGCATGGTGATCCGCTTCTTTCGGGATGAGCCGGCCACCATGCCGGTGGCGCTATTCAACATGCGCAACACCGTGCGCGGCTCGTTCAAAACTGACTACGTCATGAGCGGGGATGAAACCGCTGATTCCGTGATCGTCGAGTATTTCGATGAGACCACCTGGACGCAAAAAGAGGTGCTATGCCAGTTGCCCGGATACAGCGCTGACCAGCCGGCAAAGCTGACCCTCTTTGGCGTAACCAGCCATAACCAGGCCTGGCGCGAGGGGATGTACGAGGCGGCCAGCAACCGCTACCGGCGCATCCTGCCATCGCTGACGACCGAGATGGAGGGATTTATCCCCTTGCCTGGAGACCTGGTGGCGCTGCAGCGTGATCGCCCAGGCTGGGGACAATCGGGTGATGTGGTGGCCTATGATGCCGCGACGAAAACCCTGACGCTTTCCGAGCCGCTGGCATGGGCGACCGGCACGCATTATTTCGGGTTCCGCAAGCGTGACGGCAGCCTGTCCAGTCCGTGGAGCGCCACGGCAGGCGTGGATGATCACCATGCCGTGCTGAGCACGGCGCTGGATTTCACTCCTGATACCGGCCGCGACCGGGAGCG